ACTTTTAGCAAAAGTAGTGGGTTGACGTGTCCCGCAGCTCACAAGTGCCGAGCATATGCCGATATGAATGCCCAAGGTAAGAGATCGGTTAAAAGGTTTAAAGGTACTGAATTTACTTGTTATAGTGCAACATTAGAGGCATTATATCCTAGTTTATATAACCTTACTAGGCATAACACTGGTTTATTGAATGAATACATTAAAAAAGATGATTTTAAGGGGTTAGTAGAATGCTTGAATGCTTCATTAAATAAAAAAAGAAGTAAGAATATTAATTTAGTTCGATGGAATCAAAGCGGGGATATATATACACGTTTTGAACTTGAAGCACTTAAAAAAGTATGTGAACTTAATAAAGACTTGACGTTTTATTTTTATAGTAAAAATCTTATTTTATATCCTACAAATAGAAGTATCCCAAACAATATGAAAATAACCGCAAGTTATGGCGGTAAATATGATTACTTGATTGATAGAGGTTATTTTAAAAGATTTAGTAAGGTAGTATTTTCAACTAATGAAGCTAAAATCTTAAATTTACCGATAGATACTGACGATAGTCATGCTTATGAAGCAAAAGGTGCTAACGGGTTCGCTTTATTGCTACATGGTCAGCAAGAAAAAAACACCCCTAGTGCAGAGGCTTTGAAGCTTATTAAACGTAATAAAAAACTAGTTACTGTTTAGATTTTAAAAGTAATAAAAATAATAATTTATAAAGCATATCGTTTTTATTAGGGGTTATCTCATCAACTTGAGATAACTTTTGATGCTTAATGAATGAATGCAATTGATCATTATTCTGAATGTCATAATTATGAATCAAATTTTTAATAAAAGACATTAAAGGCGAAAATTAGTTGATTAGTTTACTAATATAGTCTATACTAAAATATATAATTATACAATTAATTAATCATGAATGAACAAACTAAAAAACAAAGATGGATTGTTAAAGAGCGTGAGAGGCTCTTAAAAGAACATCACGACTATATAGATGTAGTTAGAAAGAATGAAGATCTCATTCAAAATAACTTATGGCAGATTGGTTTATTACACGCTCCTATAAGAACATTAACTAACCAGTATTGTTACTTTAAAGATAATGATTTTGATGATGATCAAACTGAAATAATCTCTGCTTGTGTAGGAGAATGCAAAGATCCTTACAAACCTGAAAGTACTATCTATAGTGAGATTAAATTTGGTATGAAAGTTCTTAGAAAAGAACAAGAAAGATTATCAAATGAGATTACTGAATATCGAGAGAAATTAAAAAAGAGAGGTGATGTAGGAGACTCTTATAAGCTTTTCTTACGTTTATCTGATGATGATGTTTTATCTAAAAAGTATGACAAGCTTAAGGAGGTTAAATAGTGGTAAAAGAAAACCCTAATAAAGAATCCTGTAGAGAAAGAATGAAAGAACTTATCAGGAAAAAACGTAATAGA